GTAGTGGAAAAGATTGTTTGTAGCATCCCCAGTCATATAAATATTTAATCCATCGTCTGAGATGTCAAATCCAGATGGTGCAGTATCTTGTCCTGCAACACTAAAAGCTTTTCCAGTGTATTGTAAAGCATTTGTGAAAGGTCGATACGGAGTCGGCAAATCATATTCAAAAACACTATTAAATTGGTTCCCAAGAATGTAAAGCTTTGTCCCATTTTTCCCAAATCTAACAGATTCAGGGGTGTTGTCTTGTGCTAATGTAGAAATAAAGCCAACATGAGAAAGTGTCGTAATATCCCTAGTTGTCCCAAAATCCCATTCGTCAATTCCGTTTCCAGTGTTTCCAGCTGTGATTAAAATTGTCCCAGTTGGGTCGATATCTATTTGTATAAGTTGCCGTTGATAAATCCCCAGCTGTTGTCATTGTATATTGGTCGAGGTCATTTCCGCCGTCATTCGTTACATAGAGTTCTAACCCGTCGTCTGTCGCACAGATGTCAAAGGGAGCCGGTCCTTGTCCGCTTACTGATAAAGTATTAACAATTGCTCCTTTTGTCGCAGAATCCCACGGAGTAGCAGGATTATATTGAATAATTCTATTATTTTGATTGTCTGATATGAATAGTCGGGTTCCGTTTAACAACCACAAGACCCCCTCTGGTTGGGTTGAATCTGTTCCTGTGATAGACAATGGAGTGCTGTCTGCACCCGCGATATTAAATGCGTTTGTAGCACCTTCGACCATTCCAGCATTGCCAGTCCCGATAACAAAAGGTTTCGCTATTGTTTTTGAAAAAGCTGTCCCTGTTATGTTTGATGTATTTGTCTCATCTCTTGCACTTATTGATGTAAAATTTAATTCTGCCCCAGAAACTAGCGACGGCGAACCACCGCTAATAAATCCCTTTGGAACACTACCACCAACTAATAACAATATTGCATCTAAAATCTGTGAATTCAAATAAGATTCTGGCACGTCGTTTGGTGTCATTCCTGCTTGGTTTAAAACAGCCTGAAAAAATCCCCACCAGTCATTAACTAACGCTTCTATGTATTCAGTGCCGTCTTTCAATCCGGGTGCAGACCGATTAACTGCCTTTGTGTTTGGAAAGTCAACGCCGTCCGTTGTAAATGTGTTTTTTAGTATTTTCATTTCTTTTCCTATATATAATTTGCGAATAAAATAGCCCAAGTGTTTAATGGTTTATATTTTAAAATAAGGCTCCTAAACTCCTCTTTTCGTGTTGCAGGAATATCAATAGGATCTACGCTTTTAATTTCTCCGCTTGGATAATATTGAATATTTTGTCCTATGAAAAATATATATTCCCATCCTGTTTGTGGTGTAAACACTTCATATTTTCCTGATATCTTTCCGTTTATAATAAGTTCTCCACCAAAGCTCAAACCACATTCAGCATTATCATAACCGCACACTGCATCTTCTTCACCGCACACCATTAAGGGTATTCCTGCAATAAATCCCTCTGGATTTGTAGGGTGCTCATTTTGATAAACTCCGATATCAAAACCATATCTTTTTGCGAACTCAACTAGACCGTCTGGTGTCGCAAGGTCATCTTGCATATTTATAGCACCAGCTAATCTTTGACGGCGAATTTCCTCTGTTTGTCCTTGATTCGCAAGTCCATATTCTCGCTCGCAATCTAATAACATAATAGTCTTTTTCGGGTCAAAAATCAAGCCAAGCTGGTTTAAAAATTCTTTTACTGGACTGAAATTGTCGTTTTTTGCTTCTAATAAATCGTCCGCCTGCCCTGTAAAATCCCAAGCCTTTCCTTTCGGATATAGTTTTTTAAACATATGAAACTGCTCCTAAACCTACTAATTCTCCTGCATCCAAAACATAACTTGTAAAAGGAGTTCCACTCTGTTCTAAATCCACACTATCGGCTTTTCCACCATAATTTGAAATCACATCTTGAACGATTTTTGAAACTGAAACATCTGTAATCGCATCCGCTTTTTCAAATTCAACATCCAAGCCGTCAATATAAGCTCGCATTGAACGGAAAAACACATCCAAAGCATCCTCAATGTCGCTTTCGCAACTCGCAACAGAACCAGCATTTACAACTAGATTCGTAATAATCACATCAATAGAAGTTCTATAAATAGGTAAAACATAAAGAGTTGAATTAGTCGCCCCTAGTGTTTGTCTAGCTTGTCCGTTTTCGTCTGTTATTATATGGTTTCGCACATTTGTTAACAATCCAGCGGGCGGAACCCCGTCAGGACTTATATCTGTTTGGCATTCTATAAAAATTGTTCTTTCAGGTGGGGTGCTTGACGGTTGGTCTGGTCGTCCAGCATAAGGATAAGCACGGCGAACCCCTGCAACCTCTTCACACCAGTATCTATAATCAGCTGGATTCCCACCACCATATTTGTTTTTTTTCGCATCTAATAATCGCACTCTGTAATCTACATCGGATTCAGCATCCGCACCAGTTGAATCAATAGTCAAAACTTCGCCTGAACTTGCCACCCCTGCAACTGGATTTTGCAATGTTAAAGTATCTCCAACATTAAGGTTTCCTGTCGCACCAAGCTCTTTTGCAGTAATAGAAACATCAATAAATCCACCTACTTCACTTGCAGGAGCATCAATAGAATATGAAACACCATTAGAATCGCCTGTAAATCCATTTGTAGAGGATAAACTCGACCCAGTGTCAGCATCGATACGAACTGTTAATCGTGTAGCACTAGCAGGCTTTCTTGGAACGGATAAATCCAATCCAATTTTATCAAGATTTAATTCGGTTGCAGTTCTTATGAAATTTTGTGATATTCTCTCCATTCCAAAACGATATAAAGAAGTCCCTAGCATCGCATCCACTATTGACATAACTCTCAAAAAAGACTTTGTTAAAACAGGTGATTTTTGCACGAGTCTATTTTCATAATTAGTTAAGTTTTGCTCTGAAATTTGTTTTGTAGTTGGAATCATTGTCCTTCTCCTTCTTTTATTTGGTAAATCCAATTAGCAGAATCTTTTGTAAATTCAAAAGTAATTCCATTAAAGCCCTTTGGGTATAATTTTATTGTTATATTTATAATTCTATTTACATTTACTTCGCACTCCACTTTTTCGCATAAACTTTCTGTTAACCAATTCAAGGCTTCTAAGCACGAAATTCGTATATTGCTTTCGGTGTCCTTTGTTATGGATTCATTACAAGTTTTTTCAAAATCACTTCCAATTTCAACCCCTAAATCATTTCCGAACCATCCTTTTTTTGTAAATAAAGAAATCAAAACTGCATTTTCTAGCCCGTGGTCGTATTTTGGGCGACCTCCAAGAAACTTTATTTCAGTTCCGTTTTTAGTTAAAAATAATTTTATATCACTCATAGTTTTACATCTCCATCTTTTGCAGGTGAAATATCCGACACAATCGGAGCTATCAAAGGTTGATAAGCAGGTAAAACAGTAGCTATTTTCGCAAATTCTACATTCATATCTACAATCATTTTATCATAAACTGTTTTTAATTCATTGTAAAGTATTGCATAATCACCAGCACTATTTATTTCAAGCCCGCTTGCAGTTTCTATAATAACAACCCCGTCTTTTCGCAAGTAGATTTTAGAACCACCTGCATATAGTTTTTTTTCTCCTGCTTCTATGTCGCATTCAACCCCATCATCGCATGCATAGGCAATTTTCCAAGATTCACCGTTGTTAGCAATTTGAACTCTTGACTCATTTTCTGGAATATAAAACTCACCGCCCTGTTGAATCCATTCGCAAGTTTGTATATCACCAGCGGAAATTTCAACTGAAAGCAAAACGACATTTTTATCACCGTCTCTATTTTTTCCAATTCTATTGCCTTTTACAATTCCTATCATATGCTAAAAACCTTTGGTATCTCTTCTCCTGTGTAAACCTGTGGAGGAACACAACTTAATTCAACCGACCTTTTGTCAGGGTCATATTTATAAACGACAGACTTTATTAAAAAATCAAATCCATCTTTTAGAAAAATCAAATCGCTTTTCAAAGTTAATCCTGTGTTTGTTTTCCATAATTTGCCTTTTGGATTATAAAGCCCTGCATAAGAAATAGGAAAAGTTAAAGCATCCGCAACCGCCTTGCTTCGCTCCCAATTTGCACTGTCTTGCAATCCGCCCTGTGTTTCTCCAACTGAAAAACTTCTAAATCTAGCAAGCGGAACCGTTTCGTCTTTTGCAACAGCATAACCATTTGTCTTTTTTGGAGTTGTAGCATTTACTCTATAACTTGCGAATTTTTTCCGCCCGTCAAATCCAGCTCCTAAGTATTGAAAATCGCCTTTTTCTAAAATCACTTTTGGAGTTTCTGTATTAGCTTTTGAAATTATAACAGTTCCTTTTGCTCCACAGGTCAATAAAACCGATTCTTGTTTTGCTATTTTCAACATTGAACTAAAAATCGTGTCTTCTTTTGTGGCTGTTATTCTCTTAAATAGCTTTTTGGCTCCGTTATTTTCAACCGTGATAGGAGAACAGACTATTTTCGCATAATTCTCCAAAGTCATATTATTTCGCTCGTAAGGAGGTTTTAGTGTTGAATCCACTAAATCAGCTGTATAACTATAACATTTCAAAGTCAAAGTCTCGCCTGTCCCGTCTGCTTTTGGATTCGCTTCGTAAAGCCGTCCAGAAATTACAAGCTCGTTTCCTATGTAAAATTTCATATCTGTATAAGAAAATGGAAAAACTTTTTTCTTTAATTTTTCGTCGTTTCTGTCAAAAGGAATTTGAATCACACACCCATCTTCAAGGGCATTTATACTCGTTGTAATTGTTGCAGAAATAAAATCAATTTCGTCCCCGCCTAAAATAAAAGTGCCTTCGCCTTTTTCTTTTCCCGTCATTTTGGATTCAATATCATTTAGCTTTGGAATATAAACCACTTCATTAGGATAAATTAAATCAGGGTCGTTGCTTTTTAATCTGTTTTGATTCGCATCATAGATTATTCTCCACTTTGTCATATCTCCATATGCAATTTGTGAAATAGTAGAAAGCCAGTCGCCTTTTTTTATTCTATACATAAAGCCTTGTTTTGGAACTTTACTAAACATAAATCACAATCTCCCTACCAACAGGAAGTTCTAAAATCTCTTCGCCTGTGAGTCCATTTGTTTTTATGAAAAAGTCAAAATTTTCGTCGTTTTCTCCAAGAGTTCCATATTCGTTTATACACAATCCAATCGCAGGAATCGGCTCTGAAATTATAATTGTTTTTTCAATACTTAAATTAAAGACATTATTTAGAACATAAGAAATCGCAGAATCTAAACCATATAAACCGCTTGTATATGTTTTGCTTTGTGAAAAATAAGTATCTTCAAGATTTTGATTCGCAAAAACCTCCGAGTTTTCGTCAAGTTTATTTACGATTTTATCATAAAGAGCTGTAATCCTATCAATAGTATCAATCGCAGTTTTTCTATTTGAAAAGTCGCTATTTAATAAAATATATCCTAAACCATTTATTGTTTGTCCTAAGACCAGTTCTTGCATTTTAGCAATACCGAAGTTTTTATCATTTGCAGTTTCTGGACTCATTTCAAAAACAGAATCAGTCATTGCTTGAAAACTCTCAATGCTTTTATCAATATCTTCTTTTATTAGACTTGGCAATTTTACTAAATTTTGGAATTGTCCCGCAACACTCAATGCACTATACTCACTACTTTCTGCATATTCTTTTATCCCGTTATAAATACCTAAAACCTGTGCATTTATTTCTGCATTCAACTCAAAAACTGGACTCAATAGATTTGTTATTTTTTCCGCAAATTCAAGTGATTTTCTTTTCATAGAACTCGCATCTTTGAAATCAAAACCCAATAAACCATCTGTCTCGTTTTCACTAAAAAAACTTAGAGAATCATTTTTATAATTGCTTCTTTTTATAAAGTTCTCAGTATGAATCCAATTTGTATTTATTTTATAAAGACCACCGCTTCTTGTAGGGTCGTTATCAACTGAAAAACTTATCAATAATAATTTCATAAAACCATTTACTGGGTGAACCACTTGCCAAGTGCCTTTTTCCTCAGTGGATTTTAGAAACTGCTTTGTCATTAAATCAGGACTTTCTCCGTCAAAAAAAATAGGAAAATCATAGCGAAAACCTTTTACACCTAAATCTTGCCCGATAGTCCCACGAAAATTCGGCATATCAAATAAACCGATTTTCTTTTCACCATTCATAGTGTCTTTTTGAAACTTCGCATCAAAGCGAATCCCATTTGGAGAAATTAAACTTATAGAACCGCGAACCCTTGAACTCCAATCTGCCATTAGTTAAGCCCCGCTATTGCTAAGTCTAAATTTCCGCCTGTTTTCATTGAATCCATTTTTAGATTTTTAGGAGCATTTTCAAAACTAAGTTTTCCATTAAAACTGCTTTTCGTAACAGATACAGGAACAGATTTTGCTAGCATTTCAGACCCACTGTCCGCAGAAAACATCGCATTATTTCCAGAGCTTGTGTCATAAATACCACCACCAGATGTTTGTGAACTCATTGCAGAGCGTCGCTCTTTTCCGCCCCCAAAACCAAATGCACGACCAACGATAGTATCACCCAGTGTGGTTCCCATTCTATCAGACCAATCACCAAGTTGTTTTAAAAATCCAAACTTCTTTTCAAGATAAATAATAGCAACTGTAAGTGCTGCAATTCCTGCAATTGTCGCTCCAATAGGATTTAAAACCATAGCCAAACCAAGAGCTTTAAATCCCCCAACAACACCTCCAAGACCCGCAATCATACTTGTAAATCTAAACGCCATCATTCCCGCTTTAAATGCCATAAATGGAACTAAAACCATTTCTAAACTTATACCAAGTTTATCAAACATTCCAAACATCGTTCTTAAAGGAAAAGTCAAAGCATCGACAACAGTTGCAATTGTTTTAACGCCTTTAATAAACGACTCTATTCCGTCAATTATTTTATCAACACTAAAATTACTTACCTTTTCTGTTAGCCCTGTTATTCCATCTTTAAATCTATCTAAAAAAGCATTGAAAACAGTAAAAGCTTTATCAGTCAAAGCACTTTTAAGAGTCGCAAGTTTCATTTTTGCAGTTTGTCTCATTAGTTCCGCAGTTTGTTTTGTCGAACCTTTCGCATCTTCTGTCAAACCTTGATAGGCACTTCGTAAATCGCCGATTTTATCAAGTAAAACACTCGCACCTGCAATAGGAATTTTTCCAAAAATATCTTTTAATGCTTTTGCTTGTTCTACATTTCCCATTTTTTTCATTTTTCCAGACATTTGTGCTAAAATATCTGTCATTTTCAACATATTTCCTGAACTGTCTTTTGTTTGAACTCCTAAGTTTTTCAAAACCTTTCCACCCTTACTTGCAGAATCTGTCATTGCTAGAAACACATTTTTCAAAGCAGTTCCAGACTGGGTGCCTTTTATACCAGCATTTCCAAGTGTCATTGTTAAAGCAGAAAGCTCTTCAATATCAGCTCCCAAAGTTTTTGCAATCGGTGCCGACATTTTGAAAGTTTCAAACATATTTTCAATCGTAACATTTGCGGAATTTGCACTATAAGAAAGGTTGTCATTTACTCGTTTTAGATTTGCAATTTTGTCAGCCGTGTTTTTTGCTTCCATTCCAAAAGCCCCTAGAATATCAGAAGACCAATCGGCAACATTTGTAAATTCTTCTCCACTCGCAGTAGCAAGATTTATCATAGGAACGAGTGCCTGAATTGCCTCCTTAGAATTAAAACCAGCCCTTGCTAGAAAATCCAAAGCCTCCGCAGACTGAGTCGCCGTGTATTCGGTTGTAGCTCCTGCATCTCGTGCCGCTTTTTTTATTCCGTCTAATTGTGATGTAAAATTTTTCGCAGAATTGTCTATGTCCTTAAAACGAGTTCCTGCACCAACGATAGCCTGTTCGTAATCTAAAAAACTACTCGCAGTTTCCGTTACTCCTTGGGTTACAAGTGAAAGCCCCCGTTGAACTAATCCAGCCGATAAAACAGACTTAAAAGTAGAACCCATTGTCATTGCATTTTTATTTGCACGACCAGTCGCCTTTGACAACTTATTCATTTTGTTTGTCATTTTTGCGACTTGTTTTGACAACTTATCTGTTGCCTTAAATTCAATTCCTGCTTTGTAGTTCGGCATCTCTAATCATTTTCCTTTCTACTGTAGCCATTTCTATATGGCTGTTAAACCAAAAACGGAGCTTATTGAAACTCATAGCTTCAAGCTCCGATGGTCTTATATGATGATAGTAAAATAATACTTTTTTGTAGTTTTCTATTACAGAGATGAGCCTGTTAAAAAAAAACCCAATTGTAAAGCTACACGAGAATCAGCCATTTTCATTTGTTGAAATAGAACATAGTCTTTTCCACTAAGTAAAGCCAAGACTTTCATAACACTAAGAGTTTCATTTTTGACACCCCGTTCTGTCATTGTTTCAGTCGCTTTTCCTGTCATTTCTCCATATTCTAACTCAGAGTATCCGCCAACAGGGTGAACCAATTTATGCTTTATTTTTAATCCGTCTGTTCCGTGTGAAATAGATAACCGACCTTTTGAAATAGCTAGTTTTAATTTAGTAATTGTTAAAAGCTGATGTTTATCAAAAGCATTCATATCTAAATCATAGTATTCTATTAACAAATCAAACTGTGTATCAATTTCTTTTTCTGTCATTATAAACGAGTCCATTTTCTATTGCTTGAAGTCGCATCTAAACTACATTCATTATTAGCAGTTTTTCTTGGATTCAATTTGTAAAAACCATCTGTGCGATATTTTCCGCCGTCAGCTCTTTCATACATCATTGAAACTGGAAGCCCTTGATTGTCAGAAAGATAATCGTAATCATCGTTTTCTAATATCAAAACAATTCCTTCAACCACTGCTGGAACGAGTGTTATTTTTGACGAAGTTCCGCCCGTGTGAGGCACTCCTTCAACTTCTTTTCCCATCAGATTTTCATCTGCATCAACATCTCCTTTGATGTTGAAAGGGATTCCATTTACTGTAAATTTTCTCAAAGTTCCTGAAACTTGCATATTTTCTCCTTATTTTAATACTAATGATAGTGATGCATCAAATAGCACTGTTGTGTTTAGTAATCCGCCTTCTCCTGACAGAGCCACTGGGATATTGTTATCAAAACCATTTCCAGAAGCTCGTATTGAAACAAAACCACCTTCTTTTAGTTTTTCTATTGTGTAATCCGCTGTGAAAATCATACCTTTTGATTCCCATAATTTAGCAAGTGTTAAATCGTCTGAAATAACCGCATCTAAATCTTTTGTTTTCATTCTGTCTTCAAAACTTGAAATTAAACTTGAATCCGCTACAATAGAATTTCCTTGCCATTTTTCTCTTGCGAAGTTATCTCTAATGTTTTGTAATAGATTTTGTATAATCACGATATTTCGCATTGAACGATAACCATTTGACTCTTCACTAACAGAGCTTGGTCTGTAAAAAGAAACAACATTTTGTAAAGTAATCTCGCCGTTTTTTCTTAAACTTGGAGAAATACCTTTGTGAACCGCTAAGTCTCTATTGTCATATTCGCTAGTCCAATCTAATCCTTTGAAACCACCATGAACACCGTCTAACCTTAAATCAATGTAATTTTGTGCTACAACACTATTAGCTATGGATTCCATAACACCCATCGCCTGTGCTGAAATTTCATAAGAAGCACTTGCAGAAGTTGGAATTGCCAAAACCCCATTTGTGCGGTCTTGTAATCTAGCATCTGTAAAAGTTATCAAAGCTGTTAAAGTTGAAGTTGTATCTCCATTTAGAGAGCGGAAAGGTCTACCAACTAACTTATTATAACATCCTGTGAAATCATTCCCAGAGCCGTTGTAAGCACTTAGTTTGTCTAATGTTTGAGTATCAACCCCATATCCGTGTGAAATCGCTGTAAAATGTCTTTCATTAGCTGAATCGCCTGTTCCTAGTTCTGTTAAAACTAAGTCAATATCAGGAGTTCCTGCTCCGCCTGTTAAATAAGCATTCGCAATCGCAACTGTTAATCCAGCTGGAAGTTCGTCTGTTTGTGAAAGGTTTGTATAAACTGTTAATTCATTTCCATAAGTTCCAGAATTTTTTGCAGTTAAAGTTAAAGTATTTGTAGCAACCGTCGCAACAACAGGAAGGCTTTCGTCAGCATTTACTGCATTCATAACCGCAGTTGCTATATCGTCTTGTGAAGTTCCGCTTGCTATTGTAATTCCTACATATTCGTTCGCAATGTAAAGAGCAATCGTTCCAGCTGAAACACCCGCAGTTGTAAAAACAACATCACGAGAGGCTTTTGTGCCTGTTTCGTCTTGTGGTGCAACCCAAGTCTCAATAGATTTTCCACCCTTGAAACTAGAAATTGCTAGTCTATGTAATTGACTACCTAATCCATATTCTGCCCCTACTTGGTCTGCAGATAAAACTTGCATTGGCTCATTTGCTACAACACTTGTTTTCAATGGATCAAAAGCTCCTATTAAAAGTATTTTTCTAGTCAAGTTTTTAGCTTGAACTGTAAATTGCTCGTTTTTTACACCGACTGCATTTGCCGCCGCTAAACTATTTGATGTAATCGTTCCCATTTTTTCTCCTTTTTATGGTGTTAAATCGTCGTTTGTAATTCCTTGTTTTGCATTATCGTCGTCTTTTAGAGTTAAATCCGTTGAAATATCTTCTAAATTAACAACTGAAATCCCTTGTAATCCCTCTGTAATTCTTAAAGTTAAAGAGCAAGCTCCACTTAAAACAATGTGGTCTCCGTGAGGAATTGGGTCGCCCTTATCATAGTTATCAACCCACTTATTGCTTGTCGTTCCTATTTCTAAACCTAAATCTCTATATTCGTGATGCATTAAAATTTGATAAACTTTTGCGAATAATAAATCTATGTTTTCGTCGCATATCAAACTTGCATTTCTAATCGTAGCAATCGCCGTTTGTCTTTCAGCATCCGTTGTAGCATTTTCAAGAGCTGTTAAATCGCCTTTTGCTGGCTCGCTAACAAGTAAATTAACTTGAAAAACTGCATCGTGGCTCATTTTTCCTGTCGCAGAACCTCCGCTTTTTGGAAAGTCTCCGCTTTTATAAAAAACTTGAACTCTCGGAAGTGTTGAAACCCCTTGTGATTGTCTTTGAGACTCCACAACTTCAAAATCAGTTCCAGCATTTGCTTTTAGTAAAGTTATTATAGCTTCTTTTACTATTATAAAATTCATACTTGAATCACTTTCATTAAATACAGTTTTACATATCCAATCGTAGTATTCATTTCAACGGCTTTGTCATTACACAAAACATAATCTATTTTAGCATCCGTAGGTTGGTTTTTTTCTGGAATTTTTACAACCCATTTTTCTCCATCCTTTGGAACTCTTTCAAGCGAGTTTATTCTTATACTAATAACTGGCTTTTGAACTATAACACTCTCGCCGTTGTCAGGATTAAAGGAAAATGTAGACCTGTCTATTTTTCCAACTAAATCTTTTTCAGCATCCAAAAACGACTTGCTATATTCAACCCCATCAGGAGAAACTAAAATCACAGGAAGCCCAAAATCGCCTTCTATAATTGTTTTTAAATCATTTTCTCTTTGTAGATGGAAGCTCATTTTTTGTCTCCAACTTTACTGTATCAGTTTCTAATTTTACTGGTTTTTTTCCAATATAATCTTTTAATTTTGGCTTAAATGTTTGTCTATTTTTTAGTTTCATTTTCAACCTTTTTAGTTTCTGTTAAAGATTTTTTCAAGGCTTTTTTTGAATCTGCATTTTCTATTTCAACTTCCAATTTCATAACTTTTTCTTTATAGCTAGCATTTTCAGATTTCAAAACATCAATCTCTTTTTGCATTTCTGTCATTTTAGCAGAATCAACTTTTTTAGTTTCTGTTAAAGACTTCAAAGCCATTTCACGAGAATTAACAACCTTAGGTTTTTTTGAAGAGACCATTTTTCTTTTTTCAAGAATTTTCATAGTATCCTTAGAGATGCCTTTTACAACATCTCCAAAAACATAAACCTTATTTCCAATCGCAGTGCTTTTTCTTCCAATATAAAACATAATTTGTCCTTTCTTATACTAATGTATCTAAAACAACAATCCCGTCTATTGAAATTGGTGCAAAAATCGGTGCAACTTGTGTTCTTAAAATAAACCCTTTTCCGTTTTCACTTCCACGAGCATCTGAGAAGAACATGCGACCTTGTATAATGTCATTTGAACCCTTATAAGCAGGAACTTGTTTGAAGTTATTTCCGCCTAAAATTTCAGGTATTTTTATAACACTTGGCATAACATCTGATGGTCCATAATATCTATCCATTCTACAATTTGAACTCATTATAATAACTTGGTTATCAAGTAAGTAATTAGTTTCAATGCCTGCATCGTTTTCATAAACATCAGGATAAGTCAAAATGTATAATTCTCCAACAGTAGGGAATTTAATAACTCCGCCTAGAACGAATCCATTGTCTTTGAATCGTTTGTATTTTGAATTTTCAGCATTAAACTTAAATAAATGCATTTCGTTTTGAGTATCCATAAGAGCTTTAACTTCTGTATCTTTAATGAAAGCATCATAAGAACCAGCTCCCATAATACAAACATCAGCTGTCATGTGTCCGTGTGAACGAATTTTTTTAATTGAAGTTTTCATATCTTCAAGAATAGTAGCAGAAGCCCCATCCCATGCATTCGCAACAGTCACTTGATGGTCTGGTCTACGGAAAAAGCTTAATTTGTCAACTCCATAAACAGTCATTTCACCTGTTAAAACAGATTCCCAAGCTAATCTTTCCATTTCACGAGCATTTTCTTCAATGTGGCGATTGTGAATTTCACGAGCCTTCAAAAGTGCTTTTGCTTGAATTGAACGAGTTACTTGTGGTAAATCTCCAAATTGACGACCAACCAAGTCTCTTTTTGAAACTGAACTTGTGCTTTCAATAAGAGGGAACATTCTAGCAACTGATGAAAACCTTGAACCATTTGTTTGTTTTCCAAGATTAACTGCTTCATCATAACGACGAACCAAGCTGGCTTTTCTTCCATTTCCTCTTTTAATATCAATATCAATTTCTTCTGCATCAGTAAAAATTGGGCGACTGTTAAATAATGACATTCCACCTGTTGGATTTCCAACTGAATCTTTATATGTTTCAACCATTAATCTTGTGTAAATACTTAAATTACTCATGTTATTTTTCTCCTATGAATTTTCAAAATTTCCGGCAACACTTGTAGCAACAGGATAAATCCCTTTGTCTCCAAGAACTTCGCGGACTGTTTTTTGTGATGTAGTTCCAATCGCAGTGATTGTCGCCAATGTTTTAGCATTTTCAATGACTAAGTCTGTTTCGCTAATTTGTGCTTCTCCAACTAATACAGGGATTGTAGTATCGCCCGCAACTATGTCAGCGAAAGGAATTGTTTCTCCAACATAAATCCCAAAAGGAAGTGCTGAACCATTGGTTGCATTTTCATTCGTAAAAGGAACTAATTTTTGTGTAACACTAACCATTGCTAAAAGAGTATTTGATTCTAAATCAACAGCTCTCGTAGCATCTTGTGCTAATGTAAGTTCTTTTGAGAAAGCTTTTCCACTTAGGATAAACGGCTTTCTTTCAATATCTATTCTTGTTTGTGATGTCATATCTATTCTCCTTTAAGATTTTTAATCATTGCTTGGATATCAGCTTCTGCTTCAATATCTCCTGTGTTAGAGATTTTGACTTCATTCGCTGGTGTTTCTGGTGTTTCGTCTTTTTTAGCTTCCTTAGACTTTTTGTCTTCTTTCATAGAATCATAAACTGCAACCGCACCTGTTAATCCATCCATTGAAAGGTCGCCATTTACAACTTTAACAGCCATTTCTTTAATTGCTTTTCCATAAGTAGAATCAGCTTCTAAATAAACACTTGCTTTTTTTATAATTTTAGCTTGTTTTTCACTTGCTTCAATCGTAGCCTTCGCTTCTTGTAATTCTTTTTTTAATCCTGAAACTTTCGCTTCTAAATCTGAAAAATCTTTTTTAGTTTCTGACATATTTTTCTCCTTAATTGTGCCGTCTATCATTCCAACACTTATTGCATCGGGTTTTTTTGTATCAGGGTCTTTTGCTATAAAAACACCACCCCGTCCAAAATCTTTTTTAATCTTTTCTACCGAAACTCCACGACCTTTTGAAATTCTATCGTGAAAAATTCGCTCAGCAGAGTCCAATCTTTCTATAAACTTATTATAGCCTTTTTCTGTATTTGTATCAAGTCGCTTGTTTTCTGCATTGCTAGAAAGGAAAGTTTTTACTTCATAACCAGCATCGTTCATTGCCTTTGTGCTATCAACATATTCAACCACAACCCCAATGCTTCCTGTTTCATTCGCATCGCTTTTAGAATAGATTTTTTCGCATCCACTAGCTAAATAATAACCAGCACTTGCCATCAATCCACAATTTATAGCAGTTGTCTTTTTTTCACAGTCCATAATAGCTTGCCAAGTTTCGTCAACCCCATCAACAGAACCGCCCGGAGTATTGAAATTAAAAACAATCTCTTTTACATCCTTATCAGCTTCTGCTTTTGCTATTGAATTGCGAATATCTACATATTCTGTTTTTTGAATACCAAACATTTTTTCAATAAAACTAGCAGGCTCATTACTTAAAACCCCGTTGATATTTATAAAAGCCTTTCCATCGGAAATCTCCATAATATCTTTTTTTTCCAAAACACTTCCTAAATCAAACGCTTTGATTTTATCAGCATCAACACTTTCTATTTTTGCAAGATAACTTTTTAGAAAATTTTCTTCGCAAGCCCATAATTTAAACATCTACTAAAACCCTTCCGTCTTTTTCTTTGCAATAGACATAAACATCTATAGCAACTGTATTTTTTATCGCAACAGCATTACTTTTTTCAAAAATCTGTCTTGAATCCGACAAATCAATTGGTGTAGGGTCGCCAGCTGTTCTATAAGTAGCTAAATAACTTGTATTCGTTTTGTCGTTTGTTAATTGTCCTGTCGTTACTCCACTAGCAACTAAAACCCAAGTGTCTTTTACAATATCAATCTTTACTGGACTTGCCATCGTTTTCTCCTTTTTTTTCTTCTTCTTCTGCCTCAGCATTTTTATTCCAAGGCGGGGTTGTTAATTCGTTAAGTTCCTCTGCAAGTTTTCGGCGATTCGTAGCTCCATCCGTTCCGTTGTGATTTCGTGATTCTCTTTCAAGAGTTGATAAACCTAATTCAATGTTTTCTTTTATAGCTTTCGCTTGTTTTAGTGGGTCAATGTTAGGCAACGAGCTTCCAATCCAACGACTACTTAACCAAGCTTGTTTTATTCTTGGATTATTCCAACCAAAAACTTTTACACGACCGCTTGCAATTTCCTCACTCAACCACATTTCATAAATTGAATCTAAAAAGTCGCTTGCTATATCTTGACGGTGTTTTTCAACCACTTTCCAATACATTAAAAGAGTTGCCCGTGATGCACTGTAATTATTATTGAATTTCATTTTTAGCATTTCAATAGGCATTCCAACACTTGCAGAAAGATAATCAACTTTCGCATCTACAAAACTTCCATAGTTTTCACTTGGAGAAGTATTTGCAAAAGGCTTTAATTCGTCTCCATTTTTAGAATCAAAAACTCCCATTGATCCCGGTCTGCTAAAATAAGCTTGTGGGATTCCTGTATATGTAACCCCCTCTTCAATTTCAGCACTTGGAATCGGAGCAGTCTCTTCTTGAACCACAACCCCAGCCCCTGAAATAGACATCTGAGGCATTGGATTACTTGCATTTTCGCCAGCCTGTGGCTTTGTAAAAATTGTTATATTTGATTGTATTATTGCTTTTTTAACCTGTGCTAATGAAAAATCCTCTAAATTATTAAAATCTTGTATTGCATGAGCTAGAAAAGGATAACCCCTTGTTTGTCCTGCATAGTTTTCAATAAATCCGTGTAGCATATAAGTTCTGCCGTGTTTTTGCTTTGATATATTTACATTTTTATAAGTATAAGGCTTTGTTTGAACTAAAACATTATAAGAAACCTCTATTCCTTTTGAGTCTCTTTTAATTCCATCTTCAAAGGATTCTGTCCCAGAAGTATCAGTAAATCCATCTTCTCCTATTTGATTCGGGTCAATAAACGAAAATTGCAAGGGATTTAGCAACTGTGGGTCGTCATTGTAATACATTCTAACAAAAACATCATTGTCTCTAAACATAGAAAAAGCATAAAACTTTTGAGCTTGATAAAAATTCATAGTTCCTGAGCGGTGGCAACTTTTACTATTCGCCCACAAATTAAACTTTTTTTCTACATCACGAGTCCATTTTTGTGCTTCTGCTTCTGTAATTCCTATCACATCTGCATCAATAGTGGATTCCAAAACAAGCCCCTTATCAATAACTGTGCTAACAAAACGGTCAACTATTGCTTTACAAATTGGAGAATCATACATCATACGACGGACATTCGCTCGCATTCCTTTGTGGTCAAAAACTAGACTTGTCCCACTTCCTGAGACTCCATCTTCGTATTTTTCACCTGAGACCATATGCGAACTTCCAAAAACACTGCTAAAAATTGCATTTCTTTGTCTTGAAAGTCCTGTTTTATTTCTTACAATAGGTCTTTTTTTTCTAAAAAGGTTTCGCATTTTTTCAAACATATCTTTTTGTCCCAAAATAAACTAATCCACCGCTACGCACTTTCGCAAGCTGGTTATCATAATCTGCAATTATATCTTTTAATTCTGCTATTTTTTTATATTCCATTTGCTGGGAGCCGTCGCCTGAATCCAATTTATACTTATGAGCCGTTGAACCTAAAAGCTCTTTTAGAGTAGCCATAGCAATCGTTCTTAATTCAATTATTTCAGCTTCTGTCATTTTTTAGCTCCTTTTTCTAGCAATCCAAAAATGTATTCATAATTTACAGTCTCTAGTTGCTGTGGAGTCGCCCCCTTGTCTTTGAAAATATCTTTATATCTTTTTACTTGTCCGTTGAGAAAAACATCGCAAGCACACAAATTATAAACTCGCAAATCTAAACTTTCATTTCGTCGCCCACTCGGACAGTGAAAACTTCCATCTCGTCGTTGCTCTTCCGCTGTAAGCATTTTGAAATACTTATCTGGATAATCACTTGGAAAATCACAAAACCCAGCTGGTGTGTTTCCTATATCTATTCTAGCCCTTTTTAGGTTATTATACAAGTGCCTTTTATAATAGTTAGTTGAAATTTCATATAAAACATTTGAACCCACAAGCTTTTTTATTTTGTATTTTGTGTAAATATCTCGCCCAAGTGCATCGCCGTTTTCTTTTTTCTTGAAAGCAGAAAATCCTTTTAATGGATATACATTTCGCATAGGCTCGCAAAATTCATAAACCACATTCGTATACATTCCATCACCTGAATCAATTAAAACTATCAAAGGAGTAAATTGTTTTCCATCGTGTCTTGAAAACTTAAATTCGTTTTCTATAAAATCTCGCAACTTTTCCCAAGCCCCAGCATAATGAGAGTTAATATCACCTGTAAAAACCTTGTAATCTATTGAAAATGTCTTGAACTTTCGCCCGTGTCCGCAAATCTCCATTTCTAAACGAGCTGGATTTTCCTTATCAGTTTTACTTCCCCGTTGCACATCCACCGAAGCTGTCAAAAATAAAACATCGTCAGGAACTGTCCCCCGCAAATAACTTCCCCGCAATTCCATAACTATTTTCAAATCTGGACGGCTTCCTATTTCTCTAAAAGGCTCTCCAAGATATAAGTTTATGAAAGCCCGCATTCTGTTAGGGTCGTCTTTTACAGATAAATACTTTTGATATAATTCTTTCCAAGACATCATTCCTAGTGGAGAATACAAACTTGATATTTGATAACTCCTATATGAGTTTGAAATACTCTTGCTTGTTGGTATCCAGTTTCCATTAGAAAGCATTTCATTTTTATGATAATTATAAATAGCACCATCGCATTTTTCACATTGATAAAAAACACTATCTAAAACACCTGCTATTATTTTCGGTTGTAGATTATCAAATTTCAAAACTTGTAATTTTTTACAGTGAGGGCAAGGCACAAAATACTTTCTTTTATCTCCATCTTCATATGCAGGAAAAACCAAAGAGGACTCATAGGTTGCAGGAGTTGAAAAATCTAAAATTCGTTTTCTTGAACCCCATGCATTTGTTCTAGCCTCAGAAACATCAAGCCAACTCCCTTCGCCAGTTCTTAATTGTGAAGGAGCTCCATCTATTTCGTCTCGAATTAGTATTTGTTTCGAAGCAGACCGCAGGCTTGAAGCAGATTGAGCCGAAGCCAAACTTAAACTTCCACCAATATATTCCTTAGAATACATTGTATCTCCTTGACGACGATTATTCTTTTTTTCACTATTAGATCGTATTTTATGTCTAAATCCACAAGAATCAATTAAAGGTTCTAAATTTGTTCTAGTCCATGTTTTAATCAAATCATCACTAGCAGTAATAAACATAATTTCACTTGGAACCTCATCCATATAATAAGCAACCACATTATCAGCACAAGCAGTCAATCCCAACTGAGCCCCTTTCATTACAACGGTTCTTATGATTTTTGAATCAGGTCGCATGTTATCCATAATTTCTACACCATAGGGAGTTTTTGCATTTCTCCAAAGACCGGGAAAGGGGGTGCCGGGAGGCAACAAACGATGACCCTCTACATAATCAGATATTTTATCAATAGGTTTTTTTGTTGGAATTAAATCGCATTGAGACTGTAAAAATGAAATGTCTTTATGATAATTCATTGTATGTTTTGCCGTCTTGTCTTATCGCATCTTTCCCAGTTAGTTTTTGCCACCTTTTTAAGATTACATCAATATATTTTTCATCAAGTTCGAGTCCGAAGCATTTTCTATCTAGTTGTTCGCAAGCTATTAGAGTTGAACCTGAACCAAGAAATAGGTCTAATACTATGTTTTGTTTTAGAGAGGAGTTTTTAATTGCTCTCGCACAAAGCTCTATTGGTTTCATAGTAGGATGTAAATCGTTTATTTTTGTTTTATTTATTTCCCAAATATCCATCTCGCCTTTTATACCATAGAAGTTATGTTGTTCGTTCCAACCATAAAACATTGGCTCATACTTTGATTTATAATCTGAATTAGATAAGTTGAAATTGTTTTTAGCCCATATAATTAAATTTCTGTATCTTAACCCTGTTCTTTTCATTGATTCAAAATACCAATCAATCCCCAGTCTGTAAAAAGTTATATAAAAAGCTCCTATGCAAAATTCTTTTATTATTGTGTTTATTTTATCTAAAAACTTCTCTCCGTCCTCCTTAGACATTTTATCATTTTTAATAGCCTCGTGTCTTTGCCTTCTTGTTCCATCGCTATCAATAGAACCTTCATATTTCATAAGATAAGGTGGGTCTGTAAAAACCATATCGGCTTTTTCACCATTCATAAGTAATGCAACAGTTCCAGCATCGGTTGAATCCCCGCACATTACTCTATGATTTCCAAGAGTCCAAATATCCCCTAATTTACTAATAGGATTTTCTTGAACGGAAGGTGCTTCGTCTTCAACGACTTCTTTTTCTTCTTCAAGCCCTGACATAATTTCATTTATATCAATATCACTAAACCCTGTCAAACTAACATCAAAATCCAAGTTTTTCAAATTCTCCAATTCTTCTAATAAAAGTTTTTCGTCCCAGCCAGCATCCAACGCTAATTTATTATCCGCAATTACATATGCTTTCTTTTGAATTTCTGTCAAATGTGTCAATCTATGAAAAGGAACTTTTTCAATCCCTAGTTTTTTCGCCGACATAACTCTCCCATGTCCTGCGATGATCATGTTTTTCTCGTCAATCAAAATCGGATTCGTAAATCCAAACTCTTCTATTGAATTACAAATTTTCTCAATCTGTTCTTGCGAGTGGGTTCTTGAATTATTTTCATATCCGTGAACTTCGCTTATTTTTATCATATCCATTATTTGTCCTCATATTTTTCAAGCCAATCTTTTATCAACCGCTTTTTTGTTTCCAAGATTTTTACAACCTCGTCATTTATTATTTTCGTAATCATAGGGATTTTTGATTCGTCTTTTAATTCCAACTCTCCATAAACCAACCCTGAAACAGCATATCCTAAATTCTTAAACTCATTCGCATCTATCGTATGTAGCTTTCCAAGAAAAACACTAACCAGCCTTTGATTTATTAATGCACCCCGTTCTTTGTCCTCTTTTAATTTCAAGAGTTTTGTTTGCTGTGCGAGTTTTAACAATTCCAAATCAGCACGAGTAGGACGACCTTTTATGTCCTTTGAACTATCCGCCTTTCTTTGTGTAGCTTCACGAGTTCTTAAAAAAGATTTATTTTGCGGATTCTCGCTATCTATAAAATGGTCTTCTTCTATAAGATGACCCGATTTCAAATACTTATCAACAGCCTGTGTGGATATTTTGAACTTGCCAGCAATGTCTTTCCTAGTGTATTTCATTATAGCTCCAACCTGTTTGAAAAATAATTAAGGTGCAATCGTTCGAGGTCGCGAAAATACA